CTAGATAAAGCATCACCAACTTCAATCTCTTGTCGGCTAGATACAGATCCAACAGTGACGCGCTCACCAGAGACGATAGTAGTTACGGTATTTGCCATTAGGTGACACCCGCACTTACCTTCAAGAAGCCTTCAACAATTCGTGTTTTGAAATCATTATCATCTGTGATGGTAACGTCATAAACATATCGTGCATTTTTCAGATTTGCTGTCTGCGTTGGGGTTAGGCTGATCATAACCTCACCATTTACAGCATTTGCAATAGAAGCAGTAAAAGGTAATGCTTGACTATCTGGGGTCTGGAAGTCCGTCTTATACTTCGCAGCAGCAGTATAGTTTGTTAGATTCAAGACAGTACCATTCGCAGTTTTTACGTTGAATGTTACTTCGAGACTTGCTTTTTGATTTACGATGATATCTACTGATGTATCGGCTGCCATTTTAATCCTCTACTTTTGCGCCAGCTCTCCACTGGTGACACGACCAGTAACGAGCCTTCCATTTTGGACCTCTGTCGGTGTCACATTTGTGACGCGCCCTGAAGTTTTTTCTACGTTCTGGGTTATCTCGTTTAATAGACAAGTTTGGATCTCCGAATCGAACCATGACAACATTGCCATTTGGTCCCATTGTGTAGACACCAAACTTCTTACGAGCACCAGAAGTTCTGAATGGTTTATTTAGGGTCACTGTTTTGCCGTGATATTCGGCTTCCATAATGATAAGTTCTTCGTCTAGATTTTTACCTTCAGCAGCAGCTGCGCAAGCAGAGCAACAAGCTCTATGCTTTTTTTTCTGCGCTTCGTTTAGGATATCGCCTAAAGTTTTCAATTGTCTACCCTCTACAGCTGTTTTTGGTTTTGTTTTTCTATGCGCCACAACATTCATATTCATAACGGCAGATACACCTTGATACTCTTTATTCTTCACACCACCGCCTTCTTCTTTGGCAGCTTTTTTGTCTTTGTGAGAAGCATAAATCTCGTGTTCATAATCATCAGATTTCATATCAATATTTACTGGTTTATTTTGCTCTGTATCCCACCCGTGAACATTGATGTTCTTCATACCACTCAGCTTCTTCCAAACTTTTCTTCCACCAGGAGACTGGGCAAAAGAAGTAAGCATTTTGTCATGATGTGTGATCAGATGATGGTAAAGCTCATGTGCACCTGGTCTATCTGGATTTGAACTGTCAGATGCAACTTTATCGATCTCTTCGCCTTTGTCAAATTTGCCTCTATCAACATCAAATTTTTGACTGGTTTCCATCTTTACAGATACTTTACCAGTAGAGTCTGGAACATAATAATGATTTGTTATATCACGACCTACAACTTGTTGTTTGTGGTAGATAGAATGACCGCTTGGCATCTTAGATAAAAGAGTAGCTGATTTCGGAACTGGAACACCAAGATCTTTCTCAGCACCCATCTTGTCAGACTTAGTAATGCCCTCTACATCAAGGACTTCGTACAGCTTCTTCATTTCGACTTACCGACCTTCTTCAAAATCTTAACAAGGTTGGCAACATCTTCAAAACTCAGATCACCATTTTCTTTTTCTTCTTCTTCTTTTTCTTTGCGTTCTTTCATTTCTTCGACAACGCTTGGGTGGTGCGCAAACCCCGCTTCAAAAGCGATACCAAGTTGCTGTGCGGTTGGTGCATAGGATTCAGAAAGCATAGCCGATTCTTGCAGATCTGCATCATCCTGGTGGAATGCCTTTCCACCACCAATGAATGAATTTACGCGATCAAATGCAAACTGTTGTGGAGTCTTCGAATCATTTTGATCCCAAGCATCAACACCACGGTAGAATACTTCTTCCAGGGTTTGATAAGGGATTCCAGACTGTTTTGCTTTTCTGTGTAATGAAACACTTTCCATCGCGGTCATTGCACCGCAATATTTCTTCTTGGCTAAACGCTTCTCAAAAAGAGCGTTTACTTTGTTCTCTACAATACCCACAGTTGGGCTGAGAATGCCATTATTTAATATAGATGTATTCGCCTTTGGCTTCACATCGACATAAACATCGGTCTTGGCTTGACGCTTATTTTTAAGCTCTTTTCTATCTAATTTTTTCACGGAGTTTTCCTTAGACTTATCCTATGCGCTAAAACAGTTTATTTTAGCGGTATACTGTATTTATAATAAATCATTCTTCCCTATAACCTCAATTATGTTATTTCTTCCCATCTCATAGCACCAACAGCATCGTTTCCATTTGTAGAACCTGTTGCTGCAAGTGTGATAATAATACCGTTGTTACTTGCTGCAAAAGGATCTCTTTCCAACTGATATGCAAACAGTGTTTCTCTTCCAAGATTTACCGCTTGCCCACCAGCACCCGCTGACACGTTCACATATCCAACTTGAGCATCACGACCACCTGTAACTGTAGTTGCGGTTGTATCATATTCTATAGGTGAATCTGCACTAGCAGGGGTCCAAGATGCACCATCTAATGTTCCACCAATAATAATTTTGTAGCGATAACTTGTATTGTTTGTGATACCAAAAAACTCAACATCTTTCAGTATAGCGATGGCATCTTTGAATGAATCCTTCAATCTAATTGACAAGATAGGTGTAAATGTTCCAGCTGTAGGCAAGTCTTTTGGTTCGTTAGTAGGAATGATAATGCTTCTAGATTTACCTTCTAATGTGTAACCACCTTCAGATATAACAGTAGAGCAAATTTGCTTCATCTTAGAAGCAGAAGCAGTTGTTCCTGTGTTTTCGATCTCATAACGAACAGGAAGAATGGCGGTTGTCATATATGTTGTTGTATTAAGATTATCGTTATGGAATATGTGCGCTGGAACCATAAGACCATCAACTACAAATCCACAACGGACATCGCCAACACCAAGCCATTCAACATCAATCCAAAGAATATTAGATTTAGTTATATTTAAACTTCCGCGATCAGGATGACTAGATTGAGATGATTGCCCAGTTCCATCAAACTTATCTATGTTCCAATTTGCTTGCGCAACTCTTGTTTCGCTTACTACCCCTGATGTATAACTTCTCAATACAATGTAATTGTCTGTACCATCATTCTCAAAAAATATACCATTTTCTGAATTGAAATATCCTACACGCTGTCTTAGATTTGTTTTCTGAGCGTTCATCACAAAGGTATTCATGATGAGCAATGACTTTCCTGGCTGGTATGCGAACACTCTTTTAGATTCACGGTAGCACTTATCACCCGAAGTTGTGCCTACATTCAAATCAACAATAGATTCATTTGTTTTGAACTCGGTATTTGATGTTCCGCTATTGCTTGTTGCAAACTTACCGTTGTCCTGATAACGATGAAACGAATCAAACAGAGTAAGTGGCTCTGATACTCTCAGACGACCAAACGCATCAGTGGCTGTGCCAGAAGCAGTAAATCTGCCATTAAGCATATTCACTTCATAAAGTGTTTTACCGTCTTCTCGAAACACCGATGTGTCGGTTCTAAATTGTGCCATAAATTATCCTTTAATCATCGATTATTTAGTATACTGCGCCATAAAAAAATACTCCAGGGGTAATCTGGAGTATTTAGTCGTTATTTAAAGTTGTCGAAATCAAACTTCTTCTCGGCTTTCATTCTTTGCCCGAAGTCGCTTTGATCCATAACTGGTCCAGAGTCTGTGATATCCTTCTGGGCAGTCTGCTCGACATTATAGAATCGCATCTTAGGCTTATCTAAACCAAGCACGAATCGTTTGTACCTTGATGGGTCTTTGTATCGATTCTTCAGCTGCTTGATCATAACCTGTCCAAGCTGTTCCAACTCTTCACTCGACATGATTGCAAACATCAGATCCGCTGTGGCTGGAAGACCGAAAGACTCTGAAGTATCGGTCAAGTTCACATCACTACTATCATAACCACTACGAGTCGTTTGGGTTGCAGTGACAATAGGAAGATTGAATTCCATTGCCAGACCACGAAGTTCTTCTGCGATTGCCTTGATGTAGGTGTAGGAATTGACCGAACCACTCATCTTCATACGAGAAGATGCACAGATGTTGATGTAATCAATATAGACAATATCGGGCACAAAACTCTTCTTTTGCTTCAACTCGTTCAACAAGTGACGGAAGTGTCCAGAGCCAGCCTGGGAAGTCGGGTACTCCTTGATAACAAGTCTGCCTGAAGTCTTGCCACGAACACGCTCGATCTTTTTCATGTAGCTTTCTTTCGGGAGAATAGCAAGATCGTCCATCGTGATGTTCAGTGTGTTCGCATCGATACGCTCGGCAATTCGTTCCTCTGCCATTTCCATAGTGACATACAAAACATTCTTACCGACAAGCAGATTGTGTGCAGCCATATGGCACATCATCATAGACTTACCGACACCAGTACCAGCCAAAATAACAGTCAGAGTTTTCTTGGCAATGCCATTACCCGTAATCAGGTTCATGTAGTCAAGATCAAATGGGATCTTTTCCTCTACACGATGATAAAAGTCGAAACGTTCTTCTGCGTCTTCCAGGAAGTCGTGACCGATGTTTGTGTCAAAGGAGACACCAAGAGCATCAGTCAGAAGTTGTGGGATAGCACCCTTGTCAAGATCCTTGCTCTTGTTGTCAAGAATCGAGATTGCATTATAGATCGCAAGGTGAAGTGCTCGGCTTTGACAGAACTGTTCCGTGTTATCGACCAACCACTCAAAGTCTTGAGGTGGGCTTGATAATTCGTTAATGAGGTCTTTGGTCTTTTTGAACAGTTCTTCTGTAAGACCATCTTGCTTGTCGAGATCGATAAAGAGAGCAGCCTTTTCAGGCACTCGGTTGTATTTGTTCGCATAGTTGCTTACAAGGTCAAAGGCGATCTTGTATTCTCGTGCAGTAAAGTATTCGCCCTTAATGTGGGGGAGCACTTTCCACAGGTAATTTTCGTTGCCTATCATACCAGACAGGATGGTTTTTTCTAAGGACATGCGTGACTCCAATGATGCTTCATTATAACCGAAACCTAACTGCCTGTCAATATAAATACCCCGTAACCTGGAGATCTTATGATTAACGAAGAGCTTGATTTAACGCTACAATACCATGACGAATTAAACCCAAAGCTTTGGGTCGATGAAGATAAGTTAAAACCTATCGTCCGTGAACATCTTTTGAAAATAGCCAAAGTATGGGCTAAGACCGCCAAGATCGAAGATGATGCCATTGAGGACATTATCATTACTGGCGGTAATGTCAATTACAACTACACAAAGCAGTCGGATATTGAC